CGAAAGCGACGGACTACCCGAGCCACGCTTCAGGCAGGGCGGTCATGGGACCGCTCCTATCTAAAATGGGCCTAGAAGAAGAAGTCGTCGAAACATTACTTAAAGTATGGGTCGGCGACAAAAACCTGTATTCAGGCGGGAAGTATATTGGTAAAATGGTAAGAGGAATACCCATGGGTGATCCCCTGACCAAAACTAATTTATCACTCGCCCACCCAATCTGTTCCTTGTATGCAAAGAAAAGGTTGGGAAGGAGAATAGTTACGCTTGGAGTCGGTAACGGAGACGATGGCAATGAAATTGCTACCGGTCCGCTCAGACACAAATTTTTCGAACATTTCATGCATGCTGCGCGGATGCTTGGATATGAACGAAGTGAAGATGACACCTTCGTCACAGAAGATTGGATGACCTACTGTGAGGAAGTTTTCAAACTGCCTATAGACCGTTTTCATACCGTAAGGAATGCAAACAGGATAAAGGACTCTGGTATATCACCGTATTTAGACCACCCTAAAGGTAGGCTGATCATAGATACGAAAAAAGATAGACAAGACTATAGCTCTGATCCGAAAGGGAAATACACCCTACTGGGAAAAGAACTAGAGTATCTGGCTAAGGATTCGGGTCCTGGAATCAATTTCCTCTACTCGATTTCCTCAGCCTGTCAAGACATAGGGCTTGGGTTGAAAGACAGGAAAGAACCTGTCTATCTACCCAGGCAAATATTCGGAACGGGCAAAATCACACCCCGATGGGATGTGACTAGCTGGTTCAATGCAATTAAATCACAACGCGGCTGGAGCAAAAATGCTACAGTCCGAGTTATGAAAGAAGCTATTGGTGAACTCGAACCATTACTCTGCGAACTTCGCGGAGTAGTGAGAGAGAACACTCATTTCGAGAAGGAGAGTGTTGTGGAAGTGTTTACAATTCCAGAAGACGACCCTATTAAGAAGTTTTGTATAATACGCCGTGAGGAATGGTCAAAATTCCCCACGGGTGTATTAGAAAAACTAGTGACAACGAAGAGACTCATACCCGAGACCGAGGTCTCGAAGTATTATCTCTTCAACAAGAGACTGACAAGCCTCGAACAAGAAATCCCGCAGCATGATTTGTTCGAAGTCGCCAGATCACTATCATACGACGTTGGCAATTATTCTGATGATGAAATCATGAGAGTAGTTGCCAGCTTTGTTACTAAGTTCAGGGAAAGTCCTTGGCTCTTGAAATATTCAAGAACCGAGAATCTTTACCCGCATACGCTAGTCAGTATGCTCAGCAAATGCGACCCACTCAGGGTCGATATGCCTGAGTTTACATACCTTAATCGGTTCCGCCGTAAACCGCCTGCCAATTCACCTTATCAAAGGGATATTAACAGACTGGAATCGTGGTTTGACGAAAATTATGAAAACATACTGGCTGGTGACTCATACGAGTTACCTCCCAGAAATGTAATTGAAGATGATCCCATTCTTATCATGGAAGCTGAACGCTCCGATGGTAACACTGTGATCGTAGTAACTGACGATATCAAGCTTGTCAAACTAATGGCAAACAAGATACCGCAAAAGGTAATAATGCAGATATCCTGTGCTCGATGGGTTTACTATCAAGCAAAGGAATCTTCTTTTATTGAGCACCTTGCTCGACTAATGCCTGGCTGTAAGCCGGAATTTTTAATCGATCAAGGTTCTCTTGAAACGTTTATGGACGTGACCGGGTCTACTTTCTCGAAAGGAATACCCGTCCACGATGTTCTGCACAGAGATTGGCAACAGTCTCGTGAAAGACAGCTCCCTCAACAGCAGAGAGATGTATACAGTAAATACTCTATACAACAATCG